TCACCGTGAGAGCCCTCTCCCGCAGCAAAACTATCTAAATAATGGTCATCATCTCTAATAAGAATGCCGCTATCTGCACCAGCATTTAATATGCTAGATTCTGCACGAACTACTCTTAGTTGATCGCCATATTGAAGAAAGTTTGCAGCAGTAAACCACCACTCAAAGTTTGACCCATTTGGCTTACCAAATATTTGTACCAATTCTTCCTCTGAACCAATTGAAGTTACCGAACTAACTGGTCCTTTTTGAAAAGGCCCGGCGACAGCAGCGATAGACGTAGCAACAGCAGGAACAACATTGGTAAGATCAATTTCTCTGACATGTACGCCAGGTGAAACTAAGAAACCCATATCCTTACTCCTTTAATCTTAGAGTTATTATCTACAGATATTTATAAAATCTACCTTTTACACAACATTTTTTATAAGTGTTATATCATATAAATAATAACATGAATATTCATTACGAAAAATATAAAAATACGATAAAGAAGGTGTCAAAAAGGAATTACCAAAAACGGGTATTTCTTCTTAACGAGTTTCTTACACAGAAATCTTGTATTCATTGTGGCGAGTCAGAGCATGTCTGCCTGAAATTTTACCCCCACGATGCAGAGATACGCAAGATATCTAAGAGAGTTGGAACTGGTGATGATTGTCGTAAAGAGGTGTTTCATCTAATAGATCAGTCAGTTATTTTGTGTTATAACTGCTACATTAAGAAACATCACGATTTGATTGAATTCATATAAAACGGATAATTTACCAATCTGTCCCATAATCTCGTACCACAGGCGACCAACGAGTACCGTATTCATCAACCATTTCACCTATATTTTCGTCTTCTAGGCCAGTAACCACAAATCCAAATGGGGCCATATCCTGTTCTAGTGCGTCCTGTTGTTCACGCATCATGGTTGCACGAATGTCTATATCTGTTAATTCCTTGAAATATTGTTGGTCACTAGCCCATGCAAATAGGAATAAACAAGATACCAAGTCATCTGTACACCCCTCATCTGCTTCAAATGAACTCCCCTTTACGATAAAGGTGGACAGTTCACTAATAGTATCCAAATCTTCTATAATGAGTTTATTGTCCTCAATCATTTGTTTCAAGTTAGAACACCCCATCTTTTTGACTGCTTTAGTAGTTCTTACCCCCAATTGTGCTTTACCCCCTGAAAACCCTCCACCAAGGACTTGTCCCGCACGACCTCGCATAGAAGCCATCATTAGGTTGTCATACTCCAAATCAAACTGTAAAGTGTTTGCTACCTGTTCCCCTATGTCGTTTACCTCTACCATAACGAATGCTTGATTATATGCTCGTGCAACATCGTGTATTTTACTAGGAAATAACAGGGGTTTAATCTCATTATCCCTATATTTTGCGACTAATTTGTATGGTATCTGGGATATATCAATAACGGTAAAGGCAGAATAGTCCCTAGAAGTTCCCCTTGACACATCAACTGGTATGATGTATGTGTGATTTTCTTTGGGTTTTTCGTATTGGTCCAGCCCCGCATTGGATTTTGTTGGCTCTCGATATGTGAGTTGTCTAAGTTTTGCTGGGGTGATGAGTGTATCAATAGAACCCAAAAACTCACATTCAAACTCTGTGTTGAACTGAGATTCAGAGGTGTTCTTAATCGTTTCCTCTTTCCATGCTACATCTCGGCCAGGAATCTCACTCCAATGAACCTCAATGGGAACATAACTATTTCTGCCTTCTTCGGCATCGACCCACATTTTATAAAACATATTCATGCCGTGGGGTGTAGATACGATTATTACCTTACTCGTTTGTCCAGAAGATATAGTGGGATATACTGAACTAAAAAATTGTTCTGCTACATTAGCAGGGACATAAGCGAACTCATCTAAGAAAATAATATTATAGGAACCGCCACGAACGGCACTAGCACTGGTAGACGAAGCCAAAATTTTAGAACCGTTTTCAAGTTCTAAACTTCCTTTGTTCCAAGTCATCACTCCTTGTTGTAACCACTTGGGTAAATGCTCGTATGCTAACTGTAACCGTCCCAAAAGATCACGAGCAGTTGCGGCCTTGTTAGCAAGAATAGCCACATTCACTGTTGAGTTAAACAAAACATAGTGAAGTAGGTATGCTATAATAATAGTTGATTTTCCAGATTGTCGAGGGAGTTTGCATATGGTGAAACGGTTATTGTGAAAAGTTCCCGCCATTTCCTTTTGAAAATCATAGAGATCAAATGGTATAAGTCCTTTATCCAGAGAAACGATTTTAATGTAATTCTTAATAAAGTAAATCGGGTCTTTCATACAACGGGCATATTCCTTAACCTCTTCCTTTGTCCACTCCTGAGCGACATTGGCCTTTTTGAGATTGGGGTTGCCTAAATAGACCTTATCTGACATTACGTCACTATATCAGGATTAACATTAAAAACCAGTTCCCGATTCCTTAAATGTTGTTCAGCGATATCGTCTTTAGATTGCCCTGTATATGTAACACCGTAATGATTCTCAATCATCCATTTATTTAAAGTAACGCCATTTGGTGCCGTACGGCCGGTGGCAAGTTCAGCTACAACAAACTCTCCAAGAATACGACCATACTTTCCCGCTTTATCTTTCTTAGTTCTGAGAATCTGAGTACTTCCTTCGGGAATATATTTCTTGACTATTTCCTTAGCCATAATTCCGTACTTCTTCTCTTCCAAATCTCTTGTGCGGCTCTCTGGTGTATCTATACCATACAACCGAATACGTTGTTTTTTCATCCACGTACCGAAACCAAGGTCGATATCTACATCAACGGTGTCTCCATCAACAACCCTAACAATCTTACATTGATACTCATACATCCGTTTTCCCTTTTAACATTTTTTGTAACTCTGTTGTAGAACCAACAAATAATGCGTTAGTTACATTCTTGGGAGCAGTGTTGGGAACATCCTGTAGTCTTTTCATCTTCTCTTGTAAGTCACCCAACTTTTCAGTAACCTCTGCTACTTGTTTGATAAGATTTCCAGCAACCTCATACCCCCTTGGATGCTCACCTTCCTTTGCAAGCTCCAATATGCCGTCAATTGCCGTTGAGCCCTTTTCAACCAGATTGTAAAACTGTTTTCTTTGGTAATCATAATCATTTTGGATATCATCAATACCCTCTAATAACTCTCCTGCTGAATACATAGGTGAAGAATTTTGTGCCTCTTTAGATAGGGGGGGAAGTTCGGCAAGTGCTTTATCTACACCATCCCACACACCAAGTGCTTTGTCTATTTTTTTAGTCATATTATATAACTACTATTCATCCTCTCCTGTAACTGGATTATAGTCTTTTGCATCTTGGAAGAATGATACTGTTTCATTAAACCCAAAATCATCATCAGCATCAGCAGTTGTTGGACTTGGTGTGATTACAACCCTCTGTTCCCTCTTCGGAGATTGGTCAGGCATATCAGTATACTGATCCGCTTGAACAGTTTTGATAACCTTGCTAGATGTAACAGGCCCGTATAGATAGAACTTAGCAGAAAAAGCTAATGAATATATAATTGACCTTCTAGTCAGGAAATCCCCCTGATAGTCATCCTCATAACTTATATCATTAAGAATAATAGGTACATCTTTCTTGATACCCATATCTGACATATCGTTAATGGTAACAGTATAGTCTGGTTGAAAATACGGTAGAATTTGTTCTACGATTTGTAACGCATCATCAGACTGTTTTGCAAGAATGTATAAATCAAAATCTATATTATATGGTACAGGCATATATTGAGTATCAAGTTGATCGCTCCTAGAACCCTTTACCTTTTTGAATTTTTGAACACGATTAAGTTTTCTAGCAGAATCATATGTGAGACCACTAATCTCAAAACCAATTCGAGGCAGTGTAACAGCAGCTGTCTTAGAAAGGTCTGCATCTTCATTCAGTCGAACAAGAAATTTCTGCCTTGGCCCATATGCAAGAGGAACCTTCATAGTTTGTTGAATTGCTCCATCATTATCCTTACGAACCAACTGAATACTATTAAAAATTGTTCCGAATGAAACAACCACATTACGAATAGTTTCGTGGTAAAAGCTTTGTCCTAACATTAATCTGCGCTCCCTGCATCACCAAATGGATTCGACTCACTGAAGTCTAGTATTGTATCATCCAGCGTATCGAATAACTCGTTTTGAGATGTTTTGTCTGTAACCATATCCCCTATTATATAGTCTTCTGCAATAAGATATTCATTACCAGTTTCAAGCAGAATACTTTCACCAACTGAAGTTGTATCATCTTGGCCAATTATATTATCACCATCATTGGTGGAACTAGCATCTGTACCATTCATAATCAATAAACCAACACCACCTTGGCCATCAAAATCCAATCGTATATTTTCATTGACAGCAGAAGATTGTTCCAAGGTAATCTGGTAAAGAGAACTTACAACCGATAGAGAATCCTCAATCGCATCAATCGCAGCAATACCCGTGTCAATAACTTCAGAGCTGTAATCATATAGGCGACATCTCAACTTATAAACAGGATTATTCTCTAACTGATGGAATGGTTCATCATGGTCAACAAAATTTATCTGAAACAATTTGCCAAGTTTGGGGTGATAAATTGCATCCCCCTCATATGGTCTGTCAGAATCAGTTGCATCTGTTTCATTGGTAATATAAAACACCTCTCCTTCTAACTTAGAGGAACTGTCTAGTGTACCAGCTTCTAATAAGATAGACCCAGAAGACGTTGAATCTGTTCCTGTCTCAATCTGAATTTGTTTTGTTTTCAATTGAAAACGAGTTTTACTAACGACAAAAGTTGCTTCACTTAGATTTTGCAAACCAAACTGATTCATCAATTCTTGTTCACCAGCATACCCCCCGCCAGAATCTTCCATGTACATTTCTATTGGGGCTTGTGTATGAAATTTCGCAAGAGAATCATCCCCCATAAAAGTGTCTTCAGCAACAGCAGTCCTATCCAGATAATATACATCATGGCCGTAAATCTGAATAGCCTCTGCAACTAAATCGCTGTATAGATTTTGTTCTGTTGCAACAGCAGTTGCACCACTTGTATGGAAATGTTTGTTGACAGCCATATTATCCTACCATATAATCCACAGGGACTTCAAACATCAATTGCATTTCTTCTTCTAATTTTTGTTGTTCGTCAAGTGCTTGGGTATAAATGGTTTCTCCCTCCATTGTGACACCACCTAACATCGCAACTCCACTGAATTTTGATAAGTTTGCTCCCCACTGTTTTTTAATTAAAGTTGTAGCATATCTTTTAAGGAATATATCATCATAAATGTCTGTATATGTTGTTGGGTCAAGTTTACGATAACACTCTACAATAATATAATCACTATCGGCAGTAAAATCATTTGCCCAATCTGCATCTATATACAAACGGTTTTGGTGTTGATTAAATCGTAGCGGAACTTCGCCAACTAGAATATGTTCCAACAAATCAAGATTGTCCATCGCCATTTGATATTGTATAACAGAGGTTGAGGAAAGGTCAAATAGATCATTTAGACGTAACTGATAACGGATATCAAACATACTGC